TTCTAATAACAAGACATATAATCCTAATTTAAGAATTGATGAATCTGCTTTTAATTCTGATGAACCTTTTGTTTATATATCTGATGTCAATTTACATGATGAAAATTTTAATATAATAGCTAAAGCTAGATTAGCTAATCCAATTCCTAAAAAGAATACGGATAATATTATGATTAAACTTAAAATGGACTATTAGAATGGAAATTAAACATATAGGTCTTGATATTTCTACTTCAATAATTGGTGTATCTTATTTAGATAATAAAGGTAATTTAATAGATTTACAAAGTATAAATCTAAAAAAAGAAAAATGTTTATTTGATAAATCAAAGTCTACTTTAAATTATTTTCAAAATATAGTTATAAATAGCAAATTTAATAAAGATGTAATAATCTATATAGAAGAACCATTTCAGTCCTTTTCTAAAGGTTTTTCTTCTGCCAAAACTATATCACAATTAAATAAGTTTAATGGTATAGTATCTTATATCGTATATGATATTTTTAATGTAAAGCCTTTATATATTAATGTTAATACTGCAAGAAAAAATTTACAAATAAAAATTGATAAAAAATTAAAAAACTCTAAAGAGCAAGTTTTTAATTGGGTTAAAGAAAGAGAAAACTTTGTTTGGCCTGAAAAAATAATTTCAAAAGGTGTAAATAAAGGCCTTGTAAAATATGATGAATCTTGTTATGATATGTCTGACGCATATGTAATATCAAAAGCAGGATTATTAATTTATAATGGACAAAATCAACAAGAGGCTTGAGGTAATTAATAATATCTTAAGTAGCAAAACGCAGCTATCTAATGATGGTGTAAACTTAAATATTTGGTGCCCTTTTTGTAAAAATCCAAATAAGCATAAAAAGAAATTAAGTATTCATTTAGAAAAGCTATATTATCATTGTTGGATATGTGATAAAAAAGGTTCTAATATTGACTATTTAATGACTAAATTTGGTAAAAAAATACCTCAAGACTACCAAAGTTTATTTAAATCATACAAAAAATCTTTTAGTTTATTTGACGATCTTGAGGAAGAATTAGTAAAAGAAGAAGTATTTTTACCAAACAATTTTCAGTTCATAGTTGAAGATTTTTCGACGATTGATCCTAACTGCAAGGAAGTTATTAGATATGCAATCAAAAGAGGATTTAACAAGCATAAAATTCATATACTTAGACCTGGATTTTCATCTGATCCTCAGTTTTCTAGGTATTTAATATTGCCTTCATATGATGCAAATGGTAATTTAAATTACTATACATCCAGAAAAATAGATGCTTCTACAAATGATTCTTTTAAATATAAAAATGCTTCTGTAGTAAAATCAAATATAATATTTAATGAAATTAATATTGACTGGACAAAACCTTTAACTTTAGTTGAAGGTCCGTTAGATCTTGTAAAAACAAATGATAATTCAACATGTTTATTAGGCTCTAGTTTAACAGAAGATATGATTTTATTTCAAAAAATTGTAAGTAATAAAACTAAAATTAAATTAGCACTCGATAGTGACATCTATAATAAAACTATTAAAATAGCAAATCTGCTTCATTCTTACAATATTGATGTTGATATTATCGATACAAGAGGTTTTGATGATGTAGGTGAAATGACGCATAATGCGTTTAAAGATCTTTATGAAAATGCTAAAAAATATAATAAAAACGATACACTATTAAGTAAAATTAGGTTGCTATAATGACAAAAATTGCACACATATCAGATATTCACTTTAGAAGTTTAAAGCGTCATGATGAATATAAAATTGTCTTTGAAAAACTATTTAATTCTCTTAGAAAAGAGAACGTAGATTTAATTTTTATCGGCGGTGATATAGTACATTCAAAAACTCAAGGAATAACGCCAGAAATCATTGATTTGCTTAATTGGTGGTTTACAAGTTTGTGTGAAATAGCACCAACGCACGTTATTTTAGGTAATCATGATGGGTTAATTCTTAATAAAGACAGACAAGACGCAATAACGCCTATTATTAATGCTTTAAACAACCCGCGACTTTATCTTTATAAAGATTCTGGAGTTTATTATTCTGGCATTGAAAATATTAACTGGTGTGTTTTTAGTTGTTTCGATGAAGAAAACTGGTCAAAAGTAAGACCTGAAAATGGCTTTATAAATATTGCTTGTTTTCATGGTGCTGTTTGGGGATCTAAAACAGATGTTGACTGGGAGTTAGAAGGAGAAGTTCAATCAAGTTTATTTAATGATTTTGATTTTACGTTTTTAGGTGACATACACAAATTTCAGTATTTAGATAAAGAAAAAAGAATTGCATACCCTGGCTCAACAATACAACAAAATTACGGTGAAGACATTAAAAAAGGTTTTCTTGTTTGGACAATCAATAGCACATATGATTATGACTCAAAATTTATTAATATACCAAATCCTCATCCGTATATTACTGTAGATTGGAAAGACAATATTGAAAATACTTTTAAATACTTAGAAAAAATTAAAAGTAAATCTCGTTTTAGAATAAGATCAAAAACTCAAATTTCTCAAGCAGAAATAAAAATATTGCACCAATATTTAAAAAATGATAAAAAAGCAAAAGAAGTAATATTTCAAAATTTGTCTAACTCTGAAAATACTTTTATTGCCAAAAATGACTCTAATGCTAAAAACATAAGAAATGTTAAAGATAGAAAAGAAATAATTGACGAATTCTTTGCTGACTTAGATAACGACAAGCGAGAAAAAATTCACCAGTTGTTTAAAGAAAACTTAGACAAGCTACCTAATAAAATGTCAGATTATATAGGAAATAAATGGTCAATAAATAATATAAAATTTAACAATACATTTTCTTATGGAAAAGATAATTTTATAAATTTTGATAATTTAAATGGAATTGTTGGCCTTTTTGGTAACAATAGAGCAGGAAAGTCTTCTATTCCTGGAAGTTTAATGTATGCTCTTTTTAATGGTACTGATAGAGGTTCTTTAAAAAATATTGATATTGTAAATACGCGTAAAGGTTTTTGTGATGCTTCTTTAGAATTTACTGTAAATAGTAATAAATACAAACTTTACAGAAAAACTGAGAAAAAGACTAACAAAAAAGGAATAACTTCTGCTTCAACAAATTTATCATTAACAAACTGTAATGAAAATATTTTTCAGGATGAATCTGAAGAGCAACGCCGAGAAACAGAAAAAATTATTAAAAATTTAATTGGTTCTCCTGAAGACTTTTTATCAACTTCTTTTGCAGCTCAAGGAGAAATAAATTCTTTTATAAAAGAAAAAAGTAGCGCTAGAAAATCAATATTAACAAAATTTTTAAATATAGACTTATACGATGACTTATATAAGCTATCAAGAGAAGAGTATATTGTATTAAAAAGCAAAGTTAAAGAAATTAAAGAAAAAAACTGGGATAGCGAAGTTAATGATTTAAAGCTTAAAGTAAAAAATAATATTAGTTCTATTGAGTTATTAAAAGAAGAGTTAAGAGTTTTAAGAGAAAAAGATTTAAATCTTAGTATTGAAAAACAAAAAATAAAAGACAATACAGACGACTCAGGATATACTCTTGATAGTATAAAAAAAGAAATAGAGTATACTGAAAATAAAATAGAAAGCATTAAAAATAACATACTAATTTCTAACAATAACTTGTCTAATTGTAATGAAAAAATAGAAAAAATTATTGCGTTTAAAGAAAGTTATTCTTTAGACAGTCTTAAAGAACAAAATGAAAAATTAAATAATTTACTTAAAAAATTAAATAATTTTAAATCACAAAAAACATTATTTTCCACAGAGCTAAAAAGACACAAAAATGAATTAAAAATTCTTGATCAAGTTCCTTGCGGAGATCAATATTCACATTGTAAATTTATTAAAAAAGCTCATGACTCAAAAAATGAAATAATTGAAGTTGAAAAGTCAATCAAGGAAATAGAAATTGCTATATTTGAAATAAAAGGTGTGATTAACAATATTGAAGAGCAACAAATTACACAAAAAATAACAAAATACAATGAAATATTAGTTAAAGAAGAAAAATTAAAATCAAAAGTTTCTATAGAATCTACTTCTATAAAATATAATAAAGAAAAAATAGTTAACTTAAATGAAAAGCTTCAGCAACTTAATAACATAAAAGATAGATTAGTTTCTAAAATAAGCGCAAATTCAATTAAAAAATTAAATTTAATTAATGATGAGTTAAATAAAATTTCTCTAAATATTAAAAATATAGAAGCTAATATTAGCATGATTCAGCAAGAAAATTTTATATGTGAAAAAAATATAGAAAGTCTTATAGAAGAAAAAAATAATTTTTTAGTTTTAGCAGAAAAATGGAAAATATATGATTTATATTCTTTTGCAATATCTAAAAAAGGAATTCCAACATCAATTATTAATTCTTCTTTGCCTATTATCAATAATGAAATTAATAATATATTAAATGAAGTTGCTAACTTTAAAATAACTTTAGAAGAAATCAATAATAATTTAGAAGTCTATATTGATTATGGTGACTCTAAAAGAGTAATTGAATGTGCTAGTGGAATGGAAAAAATGATGTCTTCTATTGCTATTAGAGTTGCTTTAATTAATATTTCTTCTTTACCTAAGTCTGATATTTTTATTATTGATGAAGGTTTTGGCGCTTTAGATGACAATAATGTAGAGGCTTGTGGTCGTCTTCTTTCTAGTCTTAAAAAGTACTTTAAAACAATTTTAGTAATATCACATGTTGATGCTATTAAAGATATAGTAGATAAAAATATTGAAATAACAACAAAAGATAAGGATTCTTATGTTTACGCAAAATAAAAAATGGAATAAAATAGATAAAGAAAATGAAACAATAATTATTAATGATATTAAATTTATAAGACCGATAGATTCATTTACAATCAGCATTGATTGTCCAAAATGTAAAATTTTAATATCAACTATAGAAGACTGTGAGTCTATGAAAAAATTTAATTTATGTCAAGAATGTAGTTATGATAAAAGTTTTAATAACAAAGATAATAATTAATATATAATTAAATAACTATAAAAAGGTGCAAAAATGGAATATGAGTTCATACAGTCTATAGGAAATGCTATTGATAATGTATATAGCAATAGTTCAGAAAACGGTTCTAGAAAAACTACAGCAAAATTAATTGATAATAAAATGTTATTAACTTATATGACAATTATTAATACTGCTAGAGAAAGTGATATTCATTATCAAATGCGTGATCTTAAAAAAGAATCAACAGTAATGATAAGAGAAAGATTAGACTCTATTAAAAAGCAATTTAAAGAGTCTTCAGGAAGAACTTTAAAAGCTAAAAAATGTGAAGAATATGATAATATAGAAACTTTAACAGTAAGTCCTTATAGCCCTCATAGAAGCCTTAAGATTTCCTATACAGTGGTTTATGAGGTAGCTTAATGTCTTCTCATAAAAAAGGTCAAGTTGCTGAAATCATAAAATGTGGAAAAGATCCTGTCTATTTTATGAACAAATATTTAAAAATACAGCATCCTTTAAAAGGTTTAATTCCTTTTAAAACTTTTCCTTTTCAAGACGACTGTGTTCAAGACTTTAACGATCATAGATTTAATATTATTTTAAAATCTAGACAGCTAGGGCTTTCAACATTAGTAGCTGCATATGCTGTTTGGCAAGCTTGTTTTTATAAAGAAAAAAATATACTTATTATTGCTACTAAGCTTGCTGTAGCACAAAATTTTATAAGAAAAGTAAAAACTTATATTAAATCAATGCCCAATTGGCTTTTAGTGCCTGTTATTACTGCAAATAATAAACAACAATTAGAATTTTCTAATGGATCACAAATTAAAGCTGTCCCAACTTCAGAAGATGCTGGCCGTTCAGAAGCTCTTTCTCTTTTAATTGTAGACGAGGCTGCTTTTGTTCGAAACTTTGATGAATTATGGATGGGATTATATCCTACGTTATCAACAGGTGGTAGAGCTATATTGTTATCTACGCCAAATGGCGTTGGAGGCCAGTATCACGAAATTTATACAAAAGCTGAAAGAAAAGAAAACGAGTTTAATGATATTAAACTCATGTGGGACGTTCATCCAGAAAGAGATGATGATTGGTTTGAAAAAGAAACTAAAAATATGTCCAAAAAACAGGTTGCACAAGAGCTTTTATGCGATTTTGCTTCATCTGGTGACACATTTTTAACAAATGATATATTAGAAAACATAAGAATACAAATAAAGAATCCAATTGAAAAAAGCGGCCCGCAAAGCAATATATGGTATTGGGAATATCCTCTCGAAGGAGTAACATATACACTATCAGCAGATATAGCTAGAGGTGATTCTGGAGACTATTCAACATTTCATGTAATTAACTCAAAAAGCTTAACAGTTTCTTGTGAGTTTAAAGGTAAAATACCTCCAGATCAATTTGCATCTGTTGTATATGATATAGCAAGAAGATTTAATAACGCAATAGTTTGCCCTGAAAATAATGCGTATGGTTATACTATGCTTATAAAGCTTAAAGAGTTAGGCTATAAAAACATTTATTTTAGCTCAGAAAAAGAAAAATATAAATATCTATATGGCGGTGAAGGCAATATAGGAAAGGCTGGATTTACCACAAGCAAAGAAAGTAGAGATAAAATTCTTGCGAATTTAGAAGACGTTTTAAGAAATAATACATTAAAAACATATTCACAAAGATTATACTCAGAATTAAAAACATTCATTTGGAATGGTAAAAAAATAACTGCTATGAAAGGATATAATGATGATTTAATTATGTCTTTAGCAATTGGATGTTGGCTTTCTTTAAATACGACTAGCAAATATAATGCTAATCAAATTCAACAGGCAGATGCCATATTAAGAGGTATGTCAATAAATAATACTGATATAAAAAATACAGTTATATCTCCTTTTTATAATAACAATATAAATTCAACAAATCCATTGATTCCGGTTATAATGCCCGAAAGTCAATTTGGAACACAACAGCAGCCAAGTAAAAGAAATCCTTTAGGAGACTTAAGTTGGTTAATAGGAAATAATAATGGCAGAAGATAATAATTTATTTAGAAAACTAACAACATTATTTAGATCAGGACCTGTTGTCCGAAGAAAAATAAAAAAATTTCAAAATAAAAATTCAGATAAATCATCACTTGAAGTTTTTAAGAAAGCACATAGCGATGTTTATAACAGCACATTAAGCGCTTATGGATCATATGATAGAATGGCTAGATATAGCGATTTTTCAGAAATGGAAGCAACACCTGAAATATCATCTGCACTTGATATTTATTCAGAAGAATGTGTTTCTCCTGATGCTGCTGGACAAGTTTTACATATTTATTCTGAAAACAGAATGATTAAAAAAATATTAACAGAATTGTTTTACGATACACTTAATATTGACTTTAACCTTGTAATGTGGGTAAGAAATCTTTGTAAATACGGAGATTTTTTCCTGTTTAACGATATACATCCTGAATATGGTGTCATTAATGTTTTTCCTATTCCGATTTCTGAAATTGAAAGAGAAGAAGGCTTTGACTCAGAAGATCCTGGTGCTGTTAGATATAGATGGGTTACACAAGGTAATAGAATTTTAGAAAACTGGCAAATTTCACATTTTAGATTATTAGGTAATGACGCATTTTTACCTTATGGATCGTCTGTTTTAGAAGGTGCAAGACGTGTTTGGCGTCAGCTTATTCTTATAGAGGACGCAATGCTTGTTTATCGAGTTATTAGGTCTCCTGAACGAAGAGTTTTCTATATTGACGTTGGTAATATTCCTCCAGAAAATATTCAAGATTATTTAGAACAAGCTCAAACTTCGCTTAAGCGAAATGCTGTTGTTAATAAAACTACAGGTCAAGTTGATTTAAGATATAATCCACTTTCTGTTGATGAAGATTATTTTTTACCTGTTAGAGGTGGAGACACAGGAACAAGAATTGATACACTTGCAGGTGGTTCTAATACAACTGCAATAGAAGATGTTGAATATATTCAAAAAAAGCTTTTTGCTGCGCTTAAAATACCTAAAGCTTATCTTGGTTATGATGAAGATATTGGCGCAAAAGCAACTTTGGCTCAAGAAGACATAAGATTTAGTAGAACAATTCAAAGAATTCAAAAGACAATAATATCAGAATTAAATAAGATTGCAATGATTCATCTATATTCACATGGATATACAGAAGAAAATCTGTTAGACTTTGAATTAAATCTAAGTAATCCTTCAAGTATTGCTCAACAGCAAAAACTGGAATTAATTAGAACAAAATTCGAAATAGCAGGCCAAGCTCCAGAAGGCATGGTAGATAAAGAATGGATAAGAAAAAATATATTAGAATTAAATGATGATCAAATTTCTAGAATAGAAAAAGGAAGAGAAAAAGACAAGCTTAGAGAAATGGAAATTGAAGCTATTCAACCACCTGCAAAAGATGATTTTGGTTTTGGAGATGAAGGTGGAGAACCCGGCGCTGAAGGCGGAGGAGATATGGGTGGAGACATGGGTGGCGCCATGGGCGGAGACATAGGCGGAGATATGGGTGGAGACATGGGCGGAGAAGAAGCTGGAGGAGGAGGTTTAGAAGGCTTATTTGCAGGAGATAAAAAGAAAGGTAGGGTAATGTCTGAAGAAGATTTGTCAGAATATGATAGTCTCTTATCAGAAGATGATGGCGATGAGGATGATGATAACGAAAAGCCAAAAAATACCAAAACAAAAAATTATAAAAAATCTATTTTAGATACTACAGGTTTAGGTTCTAATCCAATAAAAGCATCTGATTATTCAACAGGTTTTGGCGCAACAAAATTTTCAATGAGTCCTATTTCTGTAAAAGATCTTAATGATGGTGTTATGCCGCAAAGTAAAATTATTAACGATTTTATTGATAAGCAGCTATCTTATAGAATGCAAAAAGATTTAGATAGTATGAATAATAAGCTCTCTATCAACAAAAATAAAATTCTATCAGAAAATAATGATAAAGATTTCGATATAGTTATAGATGATAAACTTTTTGAGGAAGAAGAATAAAATGAATAGAGTTCATAATAAAAAGAGAAATATCGGCATAATATATGATCAAATTATAAACTTTACTTGCTCTAGTATTATAGAAGAGAATAATAATCAGGCTGAAAATGCCTTAAATATAATTAAAAAGCATTTTAAAAATAGCAAACAGCTTAAAAAAGAATATAAATTATTTAAAGCACTCGCAACTACAACAGGTGTGTCAGATCAATTAGCTTATTCTATTATTAGCGAAGCAAAAAAAGCTTGTAATGAATTATTTGACAGCGAAGAATTAGAAAGAGAAAAGTCTTTACTTATAAAAGACTTAAATTATAATTTTGGTAGAGGTAAAATATTTGAGCAAAAAATATCTAATTATAGAATATATGCAACAATTCAAACTCTCTTAAATGAATGGCGAAGTCAAAATCATAATTTTGATCTTTCTACTGAATATGAAATTAAATTACACAATCATTTAACATCAGACAAAAAGTTAAACGAAATAAAAAGAATACCGAAAGTTGACAAACTTACATATAAACTAATGAAAGAAATGTTTGATAAAAAATATAAACAAGCATTAACAGAAGATCAACAAAAATTAATTACGTTATATGTAAATGATGAAGATGATAAATTAATTGAATCTTTTAAAACTATAAAAACAGATTCAATTAATAGCATAAATAATTATTTTAATAATTGCAATAATGCTATATTAAAAGAAAAAAAGAAAGCTGTAATTAAAAACATAACAAGTCTCTCAGTTGAAAATACTGAAAAGACTAATATAGAAAAATATTTAACAGTATTAAAATTAAGAGATGAATTAATAGGAGAATAAAATGTCTGCACAAAGACTAATTACAGAATGGATTAATTTTGAATATGATCCTAAGATTATAAAAGAACAAAGAGAAGTAGGCGCACCTCTAATAATGAAAGGTATTCTTCAAAAAGCTGAGACTTTAAATCAAAATGGAAGAGTCTATCCTAAAGTTATTCTTGAAAGAGAAATTAGAAACTACCAGAAGTTTATACAAGAAAATAGAGCATTAGGTGAATTAGACCATCCAGACTCTTCTGTTGTTGAACTTAAAAATGCTTCTCACAATATTAAAGAAGCTTATATGGAAGGTAATATAGTATATGGTACTGTTGAAATACTTAATACTCCAAGTGGTAAAATTCTTCAATCATTAGTTGAAAGTGGAGTCACATTAGGTATTTCTTCACGTGGTGTTGGAAGTACAAAGTCGCAAGGAGATATGCAGATAGTACAAGACGATTTTCAGCTTATATGCTGGGATTTTGTTTCTGAGCCTTCAACTCCTGGTGCTTTTATGATGAAAGAAGGTAGAGAAGTTTCTCCTCAATTTATTAATGAAGTATTTAACAAAACAGACAGAATAGATAGAATTTTTAACGATATATTGGAGTGGAAATAATGTCAATTTCAAGTCACATAAAACCTGCACATAATTATGTGCCAGAGTACCAACAAAGTGGTATACCTTGGGTTAAAACTGAAATTGGAAAAGCAGCTCCTGTTTTAGGTAACGTTCTTGGCGTTGATGATGTAATTACTAATATCGACTCTTTTAAAACAAGTTTTAGTAGAGTAACAAGATGGTTTATTATTCATAATCACGACAATAATGCAGGGAAACATTTAAGAGTATATTTTAGTGAAGAATCTGCAAAAAATGCATATTCAGCAAATGCCAACGACAACTATTTTTTAATTGACGGTGAAATAGAAACTAATCGTCTTGAAATCAAATGTAAAACAATCTATATATTACCAGATGTCGCTGATAAAGATGTAAATTATTCTTTAATAGCTGGATTAACAAATATAAGAAGTGAAGATTTTCCAGATCAAACAACTTCAAATGGCTTTACAGGAATTTAACATATGGCAATTTCAAGTCACATAAAACCTGCACATAATTATGTGCCAGAGTACCAACAAAGTGGTATACCTTTCAATCAAACAAAAACTCTACTTTCAGTTGACAACAACTATCAAATTGATATCAATCTTCAAAAAGTTAATTTTAATTCTGATGAAGGAATAGAAAAATTTAAAATTTCTTTTGATAGAGTAACAAGATGGATAACAGTTCAAAACCATACAGAAAATGGCGAAGAAATTAGACTTTATTTTAATAAAGATGCTGCTAAAACAACTTTTGATGAAGATGTAAACAATAACGACATTTCTGACACTTCTTATTATTTAATTGATAGTGGTGTTATGACAAAAAGATTAGAAGTAAAATGTAAAGAAATTTATTTAGTATCCAGAACAAAAAACAATGCAAACATCAGAGTTTCAGTTTTAGCAGGATTAACAAATATAAGAAGTGAAGATTTTCCAGATCAAACACCTGGTAATGGCTTTACAGGAGTAAAGAATTAATGGCAAAAGTAAGTAGAAGTATGCTTAAAAGCATTGTAAAAGAATGTTTAGTAGAACTATTAGCAGAAGGTTTAAGTGGAGGAGATACTGAAGAGCTAAATGAAAGCTTTTTAATGTCAAAACCTAAAAAAACTTTTAGACAAACAATGACGCAAGTAGAAAAACCTGTAAGTCAAAAAATTGTAAACGAAAGATTTGAAGAAAACACACAGAAAATTATTTCGCAAGCTACGAATGATCCTATTATGGCTTCAATACTTTCTGACACAGCAAAAACTACCTTGCAAGAGCAAAATACAGCTGATAGGCCGAATCATTTTTCTGCAAAGCCAACAGACACTTATAGTCAAGTTGTTAACGATAGTGATCCTATGGAGCTATTTGAAGGAGCATCAAATAATTGGGCTTCTTTAGCATTTTCTGATAATAAAAAATAAAATTTAATTAGTTAGATATATTTAGATTATAATCTAAATTTATATTTTATGGAGATTTAAATATGTCTAAACAAAAAAAATTGACACCCGCAGTTATTCGTAAATTAGTTCGTGAAGAAAGAGCACGTCTAAATGAAACTTTAGAGCTAGGATTAAAACATCCTTCAGAAGTATCAAAAAGAACTCGAGAAGTTGACGCAACAAAATACGCTGATACACTTTCTCAGTGTATGGATTATTATCAAATGTGCAAGTTAAAAGAATCAAAACTTATTGAAGAATTAAAGACACTACAAGAAGTTAAAAGAGAACTGAAGAAAAGACTTCTTCATAATATTTAATAATATAACGTAAAAAAGGAGTTTAAAAAATGTCAGTAGATCGATCAAAACAAGGAACAGCTTTTAGTGGGCTTGAAGCAAACGATCAAACTTCAGTCCAAAGATCTAGATTTCCATCACCAAATACTATTTATGGAGCAAGCAGTCAGGCAGTATCTAATATTTTTACCCACTCCGATAAACCTACAGCTGAACAAATTATGACAGCAGCAATTGCTAGAATGGGAAACAATACACGTATAGCAGATGGTGAAAACCCAGACTTTATATCTGGTTTAAGACACAGTGATATGCTTTTTCGACAAGGTTCTGATAAGTTTTCTAAGGTATCAACTGTTGCTGATAAACCTAGTTTGTTAGGCCCAAATATCTCTGTTCCAAGCATGAACGTTATACCTGACGACAATACAACTTTGGATCCAGAAAAATTAACAGTAGTACCACCTAATAGTGATGGTACTTTTTCAAACTACGGAAGCGCAGGATATGGCGTTTCAATTGACAGAAATTCACCTGAATTTATGCCAGCTGATACTGTTGGGGGCACATTTTTAAAGAAAAGAGGTGCTAGCGTCACTGGTGGTGAATATGTTCCAAGAACGTCAGGACAAGAAACGTTAGGTGAATATATAAACGGTTCTGGCGCTAACGATGTCTACGGGTATGAAGAGTAATAATTAAATGGCTAATCCTCCGTCTAGTTTAAATACAAACCCTAACGCGATGGGCGGGTCGTTTAATTACGATAGCCGAACTGGTTTAGGGTATGGGCAAACAAAAAATGGTGGGTTAGGTTCTAATTGGGATATGGGTGATGCTTTAAGTTCTCCAAAAGGTGAATGGGATAATGAATTACCTTTAGAAGATCCAGATAAAAAAATAGTTGTAGGTCCTGAAACTTCTATTAGCGATTTAGCATTAGCAGCTGGAATTATAGAAAAAGAAGATGAAGAGATAACACCAGTTGAAGCAGGAATACAAAGTAAAGCAAATACATCCTTACATATGCCTACAACAGACTTTGCTGCCAAGAAAAAACGTAATCCTAATTCTTATGTTGGATTAGCAAATACTTCGGCTTATTTGGGTGCGTCTTTTAATAGAAAAGGTAATATTATGTCTGAAAATATTTTAGAAAATTATATTAAGGAGATTTTGTTAAGTGAAGACAAATCTTCAATAAGTTCTATAAAATATACTAAAATAAAAGTTGGTGACCATTATAAAAAAAGTAAAGCTAATGTTAGTAATATAAGTAGAGGTATGGGTGCAAGAGGAACAATTAATTTAGGATATAATTCAAATGGTAGTCAAGGAATAGAAGTAGGCGGTGACAATAATCCTGATTTATATCCTTATGCATCTTCTAAGAAATTAAAAGCAACAAAAGATGGCCATAATTTAACAAATTATAGAAAAGCTAAAATAGATGACTTTTATGATGGAAAAAAATCTTCTAGCAAAATATTAGATGATTTATTAGATGATGAGTATAAAGAATACGAAAATATAGCAAGATTTAAATAATTTTTAAATTTTATAATTTTTTAAATATATATTATTATAAATTAACAATACGAGAGTAAATATGACTACTAGTTTATATAATGACGCATTAAACGCAGCTGAAGAGCTTAAATATGCTGCTGAAGAAAAAGCAAAAAAGCAAATTATTGAAGCAATGTCTCCACAAATCAAACTAATGGTTGAACAAAATATCATGTCAGAAATGATGAGTGACGAATATGATATGGAATCTTCAGAAGAGTATAATGTAGAAGGTGAAGATGAGTGTGGAATGGAAGGTGAAGAGGAATGTGGAATGGAAGGCGAAGAGGAATCAGACAAAAAAGGCAATCCAGCCACTTATGATGACCAAAAGTCCGGTGAAAAAAATTTACATGGAACTAGACTTGAATCATATGAATTAAGTAGTGAAGCATCCTCTGTCTTAGCAAAATTGGTAAGCGTAAGTGCAAAAAAAGATGCTATAAGACAAAAACTATCAGAAATATCAAAAGGTATTAAAGCGCTTAAAAAAGCAACAATCATAGCTGAAAATAAAAAAGGAAATAGTCAAATTAAGAAAAGAATTAATGTTCTATATAAAAATTTGGTTATAGAAACAAAAAATATCGCAAGTTATGATATATTTAAAAAAGATAGAGAATTACTCAAAGAATTTTATAACGTAATTAAGGAGTTGAATAATATGTCTAGAAGACGCTCAAATAAATCAAGATACATTAACGAAAATATCGAGAATTTACTAGAAATGAATCTTTTTGAAGAAGATGAAGATATGCCTGAAGATGAATCAGAAGAAGATCCTTTTGCAGATATGTCTGACGAAGATGAAGATATGCCTGAAGAAGAAGATGAAGATATGCCTGAAGATGAATCATCAGACATGTCAGTTGACGGTAGCACAACTGTTGAAGAACTAGCAAGAATGGCAGGTCTATTAGATGAAGAAGAAGAAGAACCTGCAGAAGAGTCTGAAATGGAAGAAGGCCTTTGGGAGCTAGATGAATATGAGACAGAAAGTGAAGCTATGGAAGGCGAAGCAAATCTATCTTCAGGTAGAGCAGATGAGTCTTATAGACGTAATCGTGATGTTTATCTAGAAATTGATGAAAATATGTTAAGAAAAGAAATTGGTAGAATGAAGAGACTTCGTGAGGGTGAAGCAAAAGATATGGCTTCACACTTCGGAGGAGGTTCAATCGAAGGCGAAATGTTTGTTGATGGCGTAGAACTCAACAAGCTACATGAGATGAAAATTAAAGCTGCAAAAGTCGTGCGCATGAATCGCATGCTAGAAAGTAAGCTTTCTCAATATAAAAAGGCTCTTCGTGGAATGAAGACTCAACTTACAGAGATGAATCTATTCAACGCGAAACTTCTTTATGCTAACAAGCTTATGCAAAACCGTGATCTAACAATTAAGCAACAACGTAATATTGTTGAATCACTTGATGAAGCTAAAACACTTGGTGAAGCTAAGATCCTATTCGAAAGCCTCTCTAAGTCTTTAGTACGACCAACTAATACTCGTAGTGGAAACCTTTCAGAAGGTGCTATTAGAAGACCAATGAGTTCTTCTTCAAGACCAGTTAGCAGTGGCCAATCTAAGCCAATGAACGAATCTGTAGCACTTGACCGTTGGGCAACACTTGCTGGTATTAAAAAGTAAGTAGTTTACACAGTTTTAATTTAATTTAAAAAAGGATATAAATATGAGTTTTACACTTAAAACATTAACAGAAGGTATTAGAGACCGCCACGTAGGCCAACAAAATAAGCGCCTCGTTGAGAAATGGTCTCGCACAGGTCTCCTAAGAGGCATGGATGACATCAATCGTGAAAACATGGCTACTCTTCTTGAGAACCAAGCTGCACAAGTTCTTCGCGAGAGCAACACAATGGGTAACGGTGAAGTTGGTGGTTTCACTAACATCGCATTCCCAATCGTACGTCGCGTATTTGGTGGTCTTATTGCTAACGAACTTGTTTCGATTCAACCAATGAGCCTTCCAAGCGGTCTTCTATTCTACCTTGATTATACATATGGTAATGATCAAGGACCTTACACAAGCGGTTCTTCAATCTATGGCGGACCTGCTGGTAAAGCAATCCAAAGCGGTGCGCTAGCTGAAGGCGGTCAATACGATCTTGTAGGTAGCGGTTTTTCTAAGGTATATAAATCTGTTAATCTAGATGTTGCAGATGATGCTACTAAAGCCGGCAAAAGAG